TTTGAGTTAGAGTGGATACTAACAGAGGAGTTAGAGGGTCTGCTATTGGTTATGTGCATGGTGATTATCCCTGCATCTCTAGTGTTTTTGATTGGTATGTGATTAGATGATAACTCTTTCATGTCGCCTATGCGATAGCAAAATGTCTAGTGAAGTATTTGCAAGCGATGATGTTATCACTTGCCCTAAGTGTTGGGATAACTAAATGAGTGAAGGTTTCTTTACTATTGAATTAGGTCGTTATGGTTTTATGTTTGATACAGAATGGTGCTATGTTGCAATCTCATGGCAGTTGATTATTACTAGTGCGCTAGTATTTGCAGGGTATAAATTTTATAAGAGAAAGAAGATAACTAAATGAAGTCAGCGATGTATGCACACACATGCGAAGCCTGTGGAGACACAGGAATCATTATTTTTGATGAGAAGGAAATCAGAATAGATCCTTGCAGATGCTGAAATAGTAAGGGTGGCACCAGGTATGTGTGCTCACTATATTTTCTGGTTTTATTATCTTTATATGTGTATCGTACATCTGACAAAAATATTCAGATTTTAGTAAAATGAAAATATTTTCAGATTTTATGAAAGTGGAAAATGACCGCTTTGCTCTAGTACAAATCCATTCTCTCTATCAAACAATTGATAGTCAAGCTCAATAACATTAAAAGCTTTATGGAATTCATTAAAAACGGACGGTAGATCTAAAGGTCCACAAGTGTACAGGTCAAACTGTAACAATCCTGGATCACTTTCATCCCATATATGAAAAGCTATATGGCTAGTTTCTATCATAACAATAGCAGTTAAACCCTTATTTCCTTCTTTGTCAACATATGAAGCAAAAGGTCCTTTAATAATCTTCATGTCAATCTTATTAACAAGATCAGTTAAAAATGTAACTGCCTCTTCTTCTGAAGCCATAGGGTTTGTGACTTTGGCATTGACAAGTAAATGCTTGTGAAATATCATGCTCTCTCCTTAAAGTATAAGTATATATCTGGTAAATATTTTAAAACTTTCTTACATATAGTATACAATATACATATGGCTATATTAGATAACTTTGAAAACTGGTTTGAGATAGAAGAACCTGCAAACCTAGCTACAAAAATTTTTTCAGAAACGGTATGTAAAGACTGTCAATGTGAATCTAACGCTATACAGATAACAGACAATATGGGTAGACCTGTTTCCTGGGATCAAACAAAGACAAACTAGTCTTTTACAATAAGTCCGTTATCGTCTAAAAACTCATACATGTTTGCAGCTTCTGAAAGAAAAAACTCTCTCATCTCTGGAGTATTAATTCTTGCTTTTCTCTCTTCAGCTAAGGCCATGTTATTTATTGGTCTATTAAGATTATTTTCAAATAAAAATGTTCCTAGCAACTGTACTACTTCTTCCTTATTCATATTTTCTCCTTAAATACATTAATTGTTTTTTTCTTGCCTAAGCAATAATTCCATGTTCTTTCATAAAATCATACAGTTCTGCACATGTTTCAACGTAAGACTCTTTTGATCCATCTCTTGACCTATTTGAAATGTTTTCATATACAAATGTTGCCATAGCTTCTGCTGCTTCTTCTTTATTCATTTTGTCTCCTTAGTCAAATTAATTATACTACAATGTAGGTAAAATTATTCCTTGTTCTTTCATTCTATTATATAGATTTTGCACAATAAAAACAAGAGAAGGATGGCTTTGCTGAAAAGACTCTTTTATCTGCTCTTCGCTCATTCCAGCTTTAATGGCCATATCGTAATTATCGTCTCTAATACTATCTAGCATAAATAAAAGTATTTCTTGTTCATTCATTATTTCACCACTTTCCTATAGGACAACGAGCTTGCTCTAGCTCGGTTTTTAACTTCATAAAACACTTACACAATTTGCAGCGGGACCCATTCTTCTTAAAGTGCTCACACTCATTGCAAATTTTCAAACGGGATTGAATTACATCATCTGACGCCCTAGGCGTAGAAGGCTTAAGCCAATCCCCAATACTAACATCCTTAGACAATCAACACCTCTGGTTCGCCTATAATATCTTCTGAGACTGTAGTCCATAGCTGATAGGACATACTAGGATTAATTTTAGCATGAATTCCAGGTAGATCCATAACATACTTAAAACCACCCTTCTTAGACTGGCTAACTCCCCATACACCGTCATAGCGAAGCTTGTCTGCCTCAAATACGAATAGGTAGTATTTCTTATCTTCATCAATTTTTGGAACGGTAGACCAATCTTCTGAGGCTTTTGCCAAACATACGTAATAGTCTGCATGAGTATCTATTATTACCTGTGCCATTTGTTCAATTGTTTCGTGTTTTCCGAGTCTACTCCCCGAAAATTTCAGAGTCTTCTTGACGGGATCATAAATACCCGATTTTATAGAAAAGGACTGTCCTTCGCTAAGACTTAAATCCTTAGACATAGTGTGAGAGCGGTTTGGCTTCCAGTCATTTTCAAAACCATTATCCGATAGCGTATTTGCTATTAGCTCTTCTAGAAACTCAGCTATTGCAGGCAGGCGGTATATAGTGTGATGTACCTTTAGTTTATCCAGGAGAAAAATAGATAAAATATTCTTTATGCTCTCTACCATCAAACCAGTATAGCAAAGAAGGCATACTTCGTCAACTAGATAATATAACCAATACTTTGTACATATAGCATTTTTAATGCAAGGTTTGTACATAGATGGTTTGATCAATCTCTATTTCGGCGAACTTAAAAGCGGCGAATAAAATGATATAATTCTGTAATGACCCAACACTCTTTAACCACACTTAGCAATACTTCTGCCACCCGCTTGACTCCATACGGTCTTCACAGCGGAATGGACATTACTATTCAAAATGTACACGAATCAGCATATGTGTATGTCGGCGGAGAGGGAGTAACATCTCTTAATTACGGATATCGCATTTCTCCTAATAACGCTTGGTCTATTGAATTGCCTAGCAGAGATTCACTCTATGCCATATCAAGTGTTAACGATTCAAAAATTGCAGTTCTAACTACTGGTTTAGATACAGGTAACTAATGGCACGGTTTACACATCCTGGTGGCGGAGAAGGATCTGGTATTCCAGGTCCACAGGGAGATCCTGGTGCTCCTGGTGCAGACGGTGTTGATGGCTCAGACGGAGCTGACGCTCTTTGGAACTTTTTAGGTGAATGGCAAAATGGAGTTGACTATGCTGCTGGCTCTGTAGTTCAATATCAAGGATCTTCTTACTACCACCCTGATGGTCAGTTTTCGTCTTACAACCCTCCTGGGTATGGATGGCTTTTAGTATCTTCTAAGGGTGATACAGGAGAAAACGGAGCAGACGGTGATGACGGTGCAACTGGTAGCCCAGGGCTTGTTTACTTAGGCAACTATGTTTCAGGAAATGGATACTTAGCAAATGTTGCAGTTGTAAAAGGAAGCGACAATAACTTATATATCGCAACATCAAGTGGTGGCTTAAGCGATCCAGTTGGAAATACTGCAGAGTGGGCTATATTTCTTCCTAAAGGCGCAGACGGGGCTGATGGTGCAGATGGTCAAGATGGCGCAGATGCAAACCTAGATACTGGAACAACAACAATTAATTCTTATAGTCCAGTTTGGAGCGGTACAGGATTAACATTTACTAATACACCTTCAACAGGATCATATATTAAAATTGGAAATTTAGTTACGGTACAGATTGAAGTTTTGTTTACAACTGTTACTAATTTTGGAACTGGACAATATTCTTTGACATTACCGCTGCCATCTAAATATCACACAGATGTTTATGGCGGATCAATTCATAAAATTACAAACCAAGGAATAGATCACTATAGCCTTAAAGGACATTTGTCTGATAACTCATCAACGTTTACAGTATGGGCAATAGGAAGCAATGCTGCAGATGAAGAATTTAATAGTAGTTCACCAATCAATATAGATACAGACGATAAGTTCCATATGTCATTTACATACATATGTGAATAATTATCTCAAATGCTGATATAATTAATCTCATGACTCCACAAGACTGGGCTGCATTAATTTTATCAATTTTATCAATTGTTGCTATTGTAGCTGGTGGAATTAAATGGATGGTAAAACATTACCTTAGCGAACTTAAACCAAATTCTGGATCATCATTAAAAGATTCCGTTAATCGCTTAGAGGAAAAAACTGACAAAGTGTTTGATCTTTTAATTGAACATCTTAAAGATCATTCTAAATAACTACTATATATAATATATAAAAGATATCTTAAAAACCTTATTTGCTTATAGTTCTTTTCTTATATATTTTAAGTATACACTATCCAATACCCTGGCCTAATAGACATAACATAACAAAACGGACATTTAAGACAATAATTTTAAAATAATTTTTTTTATATGTATAAATATTAATTTTTTATTTCCTGGTATTTTTAAAGAATATAATGTTATACTTTATACGGCTGGCCCCTAGGTTGCTCTCTACCCACCCCCACTGCCCCTAGGGGCTTAGTCATTTAATATGATATAATCCTTATATGTGCTCCCCTATAATAGAAAAATTTGGCGCTACACCAGCAAATATACAGTGGACAGTAGTCCGTGGAGACACAGCAACATTTAGAGTTGATTTTCTGGAAAATGATGAAGTAACACACTTTGACACAACTGACTGGACATATAAAGCTACAGCATATGATAAGTCTGGGGATTTTCTTGATGAGCTTATTGTTGAAGTTGAAGATGGATACGTAATAGTAAAAGCCACAGCAGATCTTACAACTAACTGGGGTAGCGCATATAGATCAGTTGTTGCTGAGCTACCTTTTGATTTACAGGTAAAAATTGTTGACGGCAGTGATATTACTATTTGGTCTCCAGTAATCGGAACAATCTGTGTTCTTGGAGATGTAACACCTGGAGGAAGTCTATGATAATTAAAGTAACTGACGTACAGACTAAACTACCTCCAGTTATTAAAGTCAATAACACAGTCTTTAAAGTAAAGAAATAAACTTTTCCCATGTCTATTTCAAAAAACATGGATTCCCCATTTAGCAAAAAATCTAACTACGCAGCAAAAGTAGAACAATCGGTTAACCATGAAGGATTGTCCTTTCTTCCCGTTCCTGGCCCACAAGGTCCACAGGGATTGATAGGACCTAAAGGAGACCGTGGAATTCAGGGAGAGCCTGGTTTAAAGGGCGATAAAGGGGATTCTGGCAAAGATGGTAAGGATGGGAAAGATGGCAAAAGTGTTCTTTCTCCTTCAGAGCAACAAATTGGTTGGGGATATTACGAAAACCTAGAAGTAAAACAACAAAGAACTGGAATTGATCAAGGTCAAGATGGCTGGGTAAATCTTTGGGTTGATGCCAAAGGTGAAAATACAAATGAAAAATATTTACCAAAAGGACATGTAGGACTATGGAACTTTGTCACAAGGAAAATAAATCTACAAAACCTTCATATTGGAGCAATTGTTAAAATTCGTTATAATCTAGACATAACAACATATGTAAATAATACAGAGGTTTCCGTAAGAACTTTGCTTGTTGATGATGAAATGTCTCCAGTATCTTTTATTGGATCTTTTAAGTATCAGCACTCTTATGATTTTTCCTGTGAGCATACCGCATTTGTCCAGGGAGAAGAATTTAAAACTTTTGGCGGGATTCCACAGATAAGAACAGATAGCCCTTGTGAGGTAACTCTAAAGTCTATATATATATCAGTATCTTAATGGTATAATAAACTAGGAGGAATAATGGCATTTCCAAGCGTATATAATTTTTCATATTATCGTGGTGACACTTTTGAGTTTGTTGCCCGTCCAAAATCACCAAACGGAGAAACTTTCCCATTGGATGGTTTTTCAGCAATCTTTACAATTGCAAACCAAAGAGGATCTGGAGCAACACAGTATGCAGCAACAGCAACTATAAATACAGATCTAGATATTGTAACTTGCAGAATTAATCCATCAACTGGAAGATCCTTAACTAGTGGATCTTATGTTTATGACGTTGAAATTACAAACACGGCACCAGATCCAGATATTATTTATACTTTGCTTACTGGAACAATTACAGTTCAAGATGATGTAACTGGTGCAGTTTAATGACAGATATTGTTTTATCTAATGAGGATATTACAATCCTTGGACCACCGTCAACAATTGAATTATCTGTTGACATAGGTCCACAGGGAGATCGTGGAAGTCAAATTTTTGTTGGTGTTGGAGACCCAAACACAATTACTATAGGTCAGCAAGTAGAATTAAATGACATGTATATCAATACTTCTCCTGGAGCAGATTACGGATATATGTATCAATACAGATCAGAGCCTGGTGGAAATGTTTGGGTAGAGACGCTAAGAATAAGTCCTGCAATTTATTCAAAAAACATATTAACAACCTATACTGATGGTGTAGGAGAAATAATTATTCCAATAAATGATATTGTTACGGTTTCAGCAGCACCACTAGAGGCATCAAACTTTAGTATCCAATACAGTATTTCTCATACAAACCCAATAGCTTCATCAATGTCTATACCAGCTTTAACAACTGGAGAAAATCTTGTAATTGATTTTAAGGCAGTTCAAAACGTATCTGGAACTTGGTCAAACCTATCTGGAGAGGTTATTACGCACATTTTTATATCAATAGTTATTTAATTATGGTATAATTTTTGAGAGGTGAAAAATGGCAGCAGAAAATATAGGAACTTTAATACCAACAAAGATTCCAGGGTACTCAGATGCTGCTGATATACAAGCTGCTCTAAGGCTTTATCACTACGGATCATATACTTTTGACACCGCTGAATCAGATGAAGGAAATCTTTTAAACCCTTCAATTGCTTACACAATAAATGATCTTCAGTCTCAAATTGATGGGTTTTCTGGACTTTCTCCAGATCTTTTTACATCAAAAGGTTCATTGCTAAGTGCTTCATCTGCATCTACAGTGTCTTTATTAACTGTTGGAGTAAATGGTACTGTTTTAACTGCAAACTCAGCAACAGCAACAGGACTTGAGTGGGCTACTCCTTCAGTTACTGCAACCAATACAGTTACACTTACAAATAAAACTTTAACAAGTCCAGTAATTAATTTATCAACTAACACACAAATAGCATCATACTCATTAATTTTATCTGATGCTTCAAAAATTGTAGAACTTTCAGTTGGCTCTGCTAACACAGTAACAATTCCACTTAATTCATCACATGCATTTCCAATAGGAACACAAATATTAGTTGTTCAAGCAAACTCTGGACAAACAACAATTGCAGGTGCAGCTGGAGTAACAGTTAACGCTACTCCAGGTTTAAAGTTAAGATCTCAGTGGTCTTCAGCTGTACTAATTAAACGTTCTACAGATACATGGTTTGCTTTAGGCGATTTGGTAGCTTAACATGTCATTTATCCTTATGGGGGCACAAGGATCTGCTGGACATCAACCAGAAACCCCAACAATAGGAACAGCCACTACTTCTGCTTCACAAACAGTAGAAGTTTCTTTTACTGCTCCTTCTTATTTAGGAAAACCAGCAGGAACTACGTATATTGCAACTTCAAGTCCAGGAAATATTACAGGAACTTCATCATCTTCTCCAGTGACAGTCACAGGATTAACAAATGGAACTGCATATACCTTTACCGTTAAACTAAATAATGGAGTAGTAGATTCTTTATCTTCCGCAGCATCAAATTCTGTAACCCCTATTGTTCCAGGACCATTCTTTCCACCGTTCTTTCCGTTCTTCCCATACTTCCCATTCTTCCCAACATTCTTACCATGTACTCCAGGAGAAGTATGTGCAACAGGAACAAACAACGAACCTCAAGGACCATGTGATTATGCATATGCTTGGAGCAGTACTTGTACCTGTACTGTTGAACTTTACTATATTTGCTACTAAAAGGAGACACAGATGTCAAAACCATATAATCGTACAGCAAGACCATGGGATCTATTTAATCCAGCCATGGAAAGAGTATCAGATGAAATTGCGGATAAAAGAATGTCAATATGTAAACAATGCCCAGAATTAATTAATACAACAAATCAATGCAAAAAATGCGGGTGTCTTATGAATTTCAAAACTAAGCTGGCCATTGCCTCATGCCCACTAAATAAATGGGAACAGGTAGAAAATGTTAAATAATAGTATATAATGTTCATATAAAGGCAGATCTAGCGAGAGGTTTTAAACATGAGTGCAAAGAATAAAGGAGTTACATCATCATCTGGTGGACGCAAACCAGGAACTCCAATTATAGGATCAGCAACTGCTGGCAATGCAAGCGCAGAAGTTACTTTTTCAGCACCCTCATACCTAGGAAAACCAGCTGGAACTGAGTACGTAGTAACATCAACTCCAAGTGGAATTACAGGAACAGGTTCAGGTTCCCCAGTTAGCGTTTCAGGATTATCAAATGGAACATCATATACTTTTACTGTTACTTTAAGAAATAGAGATTCTGCAAATAATGTTATTGCTACATCAGATGCATCAACAGCCTCTAACTCAGTTACCCCAGTAGCACCACCATTTTTCCCACCATTCTTCCCACCGTTTTTCCCATTCTTCCCACCGTTCTTCCCGTTCTTCCCACCTTACTTCCCATTCTTCCCAGGATTTGCTCCACCTCCATACTTCCCAACATTTACTGGTTGTTGGTAAAAGTAAACATTTAATTGACATAAAGTTTTTATGGTACAATTAAATTAAGAAAAAGGGGTATATGCATTATGCAAACTTATGATGAAAATGAAAACCCATGGTTTACAAAAGACAGATCAGAAACAGTATTGAATAGAGTCAACAGATTTGTTGATAAAAAGATTATTGTTGAAAATCCAGGTATTGGATTAAACATATATAAAAATATTTTTTCAATTGATGATGCAAATAGATATATAAATACTCTTGAGTCAAACCTATCAGGTGATAAAAAATACAAATGGGCTGATGCTACAGTAACAAATTCACCAACCCCAATTAAAAAAGCAAGAGATTGTGTAGACTTTAAATACAAACAAGAAAATTTAGGTCCTAGAGATGAACACAATGCTGAACTTCTTGACCTTCATCAAGAAATATATGAAAAGTTAAAATATTGCATAGACGATTATGCAAAATATTGGGGAATACATGTTGTTTACTATGAAGCATTTAATTTTGTAAAATATGAAGGTGAAGGAACGCACTTTAATATTCATGCAGACCACGGACCAGCATATAACTGTACAGTATCTGCCGTCATATACATTAATGACGACTATGAGGGTGGAGAAATTAAATTTCCAAGATTAGATAATTATGTCCATAAACCACAGGTTGGAGATATAGCAATTTTTCCATCAAACTATATCTATGAACATGCCTCACTACCCATGAAGACAGGAACTAAATATTGTGTTGTTGTAATGACAGACATAAATGAACTCGGACATAAGTAATGAACTTAGGAAATTTTAATAAAATAATTTTTAAGTCTTATAGACCTTGGCTAAGTAAAGAAAGTCCTTCAGTTCCGTCTCCAACTCAAAATTCAATACCTGATTGGTATAAAGATGCAGATAGATTTTTTAAGGATCCAATAACAAAAGAATACTACAAAGCACCAAAAGAGGTTTGTCCTTTTCCAAAAGAAGGAACAGAAAATGATTATGGAAAAATTCCTACTTGGAAAGCATGTCCAGCTATTATGGATTCTTTTTTAACTGGATACATACTAAAAACACCATGCGATATTAAATTTTTTAAAAACTCTAACAACATAATTGATGTTGAAATTTTAGACATAAAGCATAAAGATTTTTGTAGCAAAAGACCTTCAATGCCACAATTTAAGCATCCAGAGGGTTTTTACGAAGACCACTTTGCCTGGTATCCAGACTGGGGATTTGAACTGCCAGATGGGTATAGCGCTTTATTTATGACACCCATGAATAGATTTGATATACCATTTTTAAATACAACTGGAGTTGTTGACAATGATAAGGTTCATCTTTTAGGAACATTTCCATTTTTTATTCCCATAGGATGGGAAGGAACCATCCCAGCAGGAACTCCATATATGCAAGTCTTACCGTTTAAAAGAGAAAACTGGGAGCATGAAGTAGAATTTCAAGATGAAAAAACAATTTATGATAAAATGGTAAACAACATGAAGTTTTACCGTCAGCCAGATGGCGGTATATATAAAAACAAAGTTTGGCAAAAAAGAGAATACAAATAAAGGGGAAAGCATGAAAACTTGGACAGAAAAACAAAACTTAGGTAATGGCATTTATATATATAAAAATGTAATTAAAAAAGAATTTGATGTAATCAATAGGCTTGAGTCTAATTTGGGTAGTGTTGACGAAGAAAAAAGATTTAGCTGGCAACCAGCATATGTAGGGTATAAAGAACTTATGCCACTCTATAGAGACTGTGTTGACTTCAAATATAAAAAAACAGATATAGATAGAGATACTAGCAAAGAGTCATTAGCTTTACAGTCACTATGGCAAGATATTTATGATGCACAGTTTGCTGCTGTAGAAGACTATCGTGCAGAACACAACATAATGGATTTAAAATATTGGGAAGCATTTAACTTTATTAAGTATGGTCCAGGACAACACTTTCAGGAGCATCATGACCATGGATTTTCTTATAACTGTACAGTATCTCTAGTTGCCTATGTTAATGACGACTATGAGGGTGGAGAACTTTACTTTAGACTTCAAAATCTAAACGTAAAACCAGAAGCTGGGGATTTATTTATCTTTCCATCAAACTATATGTATCCACATAGGGCTATGCCAGTACATTCTGGCACAAAGTATTCAATAGTAACAATGTTAGACTACAATAAAAAGTTTCACACTCAAGAAATGTATACTCCAGATACAGACTAATGTTAAATATTTCTGTAGAAAAAAGAGTTAACTCAAATTCAGTAATTTCTCCAATGTCAATAAAAAGAGATTGGATGGACAGTACTCCAGAAAAGCATGCATATAGATGTTTCCCAGTTACTCAGGCAAATATGATTGGCTGGAACCTATCATGGAACAAAGATATTAGGTTTATTTGGAATGGAATAAACGATACATCTCAAGATAATGTTAAAATTTTAAGTGAAGATAATTTGCTTTATACTGGAAGAGGTCAGTCAAGTGTAAGCTTTACAACAGGGCTAACCTTTAAAACAGACAACAATATTAGTATGTTTGTAATAAATCCAGTAAATTATTTTAATTTAGATTTTGAAGTTATGTCTTCTTTAATAAGTACTTCGTGGTTTGATAATGATTTTCCTCTAGCAATAAAAGCAAAAACTCCAAACAAGGAAATATTAATAAAGGCAGGGGATCCAATTGCAACCATAATCCCAATTTCTTTAACTGAACTAGATAATACATCTATCAAGATATACGATTACGAAGATCCAGAACACATTAGACAAAATAAACACAAATCTTATGGAATTGCAGCTCAAGAAGTAAACAAGTCTGGCAACTGGACAGATTGGTACAGAGATGCAATAAATGAAAAAGGTGAAAGCCTAGGAAGTCATGAAACAAAGGTTTTGCGTCTTTCAGTAGAAGATAATAGGAAAATGGTATAATCTAACTATGGACAATTTAAAAGCCTCTGTTGTATCTAGAAAACCCTCAATGACACCATCTGGTTGGTTTGGAGATGGAAAAGAAATGATTGTTGAATTAGAAAATTTTATGACTCAAGAAGAAATAGATTTTCTAGAAAAGGCTGCAAAATCTTTAACTATTTGGGATGTAACACAAAGTCATGTTAATGAAAATGGTACAGTTGTATATGATTCTGAATACTGGAAAGATAGAGTTGCTACCAGTCCAACATTAGATAAAAATGATCCCACAATTGCTCCAGTTATAGCAGGCTTGTTTCAAAGACTAAAGCCTATTGTTGAAGAGTTTTATAAGGTAAAGGTTATTCCAACTGGCACAACTATCGTTAGATGGCTTCCAGGCCAGTTTCAGAACCCTCATGCAGACAAAGAACTACACGAAGGACCAGATGCAGGGCTCCCTAATGATTTTCCAAACTATGACCTTTCAAGTTTATTTTATTTAAATGAAGACTATGAAGGAGGAGAACTGTATTTTCCACTACAGGGTGTACAGTTTAAACCTAAAAAAGGTGCAGCGTATTTTTTTCCAGGGGATATGAATTATGTTCATGGAGTAACAGAAATTAAAAGTGGCATAAGATATACCTGCCCATTTTTCTGGGAAATCACAGAGCATACAGGAGACAGAAAGCCATGAATTTAAAAAACAAAAAAAGAATAACAAAGGATATAGTAGTATACGAAAACTTTATTAATGAAGAAACTTGTCAAAAAATGATTAATGCTTTAGATGCACAAGCAAATAACAATAAAATATCATGGATGCCAATTTCTTTTTATGAGTCATACTCTTCTGTTCTTCCAAAGGATGGAGATCAAGAAGTTCTTGATGCTGGATTAGTTCCAACAATTTTTTCAGATATTGAAAATATAATGCCACAAGCAATAGCATCTGTTCATGATTTAGATCCAAAAACAATTTCTAAGATTGGATACCATACACAAAAATGGGAGCCAGGGGCATATGCAAGAATACACTCAGACAATACTGATGAACATGGAAACTCTGGAGCATTTACAAGAAGTCGTTATGCTGGATTCTTATACCTTAATGACAATTTTGAGGGTGGACTACTTAAATTTCCAGATCAAAATATAGAAATTAAGCCACAGGTTGGAATGCTCGCTGTTTTTGACGGTGGATTTAATAACATGCACGAAGTATCTTTAATAGAAAGTGGAGTAAGATACACAATAGGATCTTTTTGGGACGATAGAGAAGAAGATGCTTATCCACAAGAACTAAGAGATGCATGGGCAGCAGAAATGAAAGAAACAAGAGCAAAGCAAGAAGTTGAAAGAGCAAAATGGCAAGAAATTCTTAAAGAAGGATATAAGATTGACGATAAAGGAAATAAATACAAAATAAAAGGACTTGACTAATATGGAAACATTTTTAAAAAAAGAACTTGAAGAAGCTGGCTTCATTGTAGATGAAATTATGGACAATGTTTTGGTAGTAGAAAATTTTATTTCAGAAGAAGAATTAGAAATAATTTTTAATATTATAAATGACACAAAAGAAGAAACATGGTTTATAGAATATACTCAAAATTTAAAACGTTTCTGTTTAGAAAAATTTGGAAGAGATGACGTAGATAACCTTGTTGCTGAAGGAAAGTTTGAAATTACTAAAGGTTGGCAAGACAAAAATTTAAACATAGTTGATAACCCAATATATAAAATAGTTCATAAAAAATTAAATGTTTTTGTTCAAAAGGCAGATGATTCTTTAGGGCTTTCTGGTTTTGGAACTATACAAAGAATGCAGGAAGGCATTGAACTAAAACCTCATACAGATCAACACACTGACCCTTCAATTAAGTATGCTGCAATAATATACTTGAACGATGACTATGTTGACGGAGAACTTTTTTTTAAAAAAGATGAACTACTAATAAAACCTAAAAAAAGATCTTTGCTTATATTTCCTGGAAATGATGAATTTGAACACGGAGTAAAGCATGTTGGGAAAGGACCAATTAGGTATGTTCTTGTTGGTTTTATAAAAATAAAAAATTTCTATAAGAATAATAAATACTAGAGAAAAGAAAAAATATGAAAAAAACTATACTAGAAGAAAAAGTTTATTACTATGAAGACTGTATTCAAAATTTTGAAGAATTGATGAAAACAATTGATGAACTAGATGGCATGGAAAAATCTGACGGTATATCATCATGGACAGACTGGACAGCATCTAATGATAAAAGCTTTATTTATGGACTAACAAAAACATATGACTTAAGCCAAATAACAGCTATGGAAGAACCATATAAGTCTAAAATGTTATATGTGTACAACACAATATATGATTCTTTTTATGAGGTTTGTAAAGATTATGCTACTGCTATGGGTGACACAGAAGAGCCAAATCTATTTCCTGTATTCAATATAAAAAAATACAGATCAGGAGTGGGAATGGGATCACACTTTGATCAAAATGATGGAGACATAACTCTAAGATATTCTTTTAATATATACCTAAATGATGATTATGAAGGGGGAGAGGTTTCTTTTACCCTTTCAGATTATAACAATAAAAATAATGTTAAGTCACCTGAATTAGATTACGACATTGCAGCAAAAGGAGACACAATTGATTTTGCTGTAAAACCAAAAGCGGGAAGCATTGTTATTTTTCCATCAGCTGCACCTTATTATCACACTGCTCATTTAGTTAAAACTAACTTTAAATATATGATTCCAGGTCACTGGATACATAACAATATGGAAATGAGAAAGCGATAAGCTGTTGAAATGAAAACAGCAATAGTCACTGGAGCAAGTAAGGGTGTTGGATATGCCACTGTAAAACTTTTATCTGAAAATGGATATAGGGTTATAGCGGTATCAAGAAATCTATCTAAAGTATCAGAACTAGTTTCTGACAATATTGAAGTATACAAAATGGATATTACTAGTGCTAGCGAAATTAAAATGTTTTATGAAAAATATAAAGATATTACTCTAGATCTTTTGGTCAATAATGCAGGTGGTGGTTCAGGTCCTACAAACATTATAAATGAAACAATGGAAAATTTTAGAAAAGCATACGATATTAATGTTTCAGGACCAATGTATCTTTCTCAATTGTTTGTTCCCTGTATGCAAAGATCATCATCGCCTACTATAATTTTTATTAACTCTTTTGGTGGAAAAGTTCCATATACTGGTGGAGGAAACTATACAAATGCTAAAAGGGGTCAAAGAGGACTAATAGACACAATGAGGATAGAGTTTCCATACTACAACATTAAGGTTACAGAAATTTGTCCTAGCACAATTGATACGCAAGAACAAAAAAAAGAAAATGCATTAACAGCAGAAGATATGGCAGAGTCCATAAGATGGGTAGCATCAATGCCTAGTCACGTAAACATTAATGAGATAGAAATATGTCACATTAATGGAAGCAAATATAGATAATTTACATAGGTCTTAAAATGGAAAAGCTTTAAGCCACTCTTTTGTTCTTTTGGTTATGCCTTTCCAGGCATCCCAATTCTTTCCACCAGCACTCATATGATAAGCAACTTGTGAATTTATTACTGGATTAAACAGATCAGAGTTTGACTTTAGGTTAAACTTTTCTCTTCTTGCGGGACCCAAGTTTCCAATCATATTGATTTGAAAAATACCATATGAACTGTCTCCAGTTCTTGAGTTTCCGTTAAAGGCTATTGGTCTTCCATTAGACTCTTTTTTTGCTATAGCCCAAGCCTCTTTGAGCTTTTTACCTTCAAAGCCAACTGCACCTAAAAGAATGTATAGGTCTTTGTCTGATAATTTTGATGAGTTTTGATATTTTTTTAATATTGATTGCTTAGAAACAACAAATGCCGCTTTGTGGGCGGCAGCTGATTCCTTGGATATAGATTGTTTTAGTAAATTATTCTTGGGGGTAGCGTTAGCGTTATTAGCAAATACCGCTGAAGAAGCCACCATCAATAGTACCCCAAACCACACTTTAGTTTCTCTCATAGTTTTTACCTCCTAAGAAACGAATGAGACCCACTTTGGTCTCATGATTAAGTATATCATGTTTCTACTGACAAGTACAAGTCAATGTCCGATTTGTACATTATTTTAGTAATAAATTTATAATAAAGTATATTATTTTTTTTGAAGTGGTATAATAGAATGACTATGGCTACAGGAATAACAACTAATTACGACATACCTTTTCCACTATCTAGCGACCCAGTAAACGTTCATGGGGATATG